AAAATACAAGGGAAATGAAGAATTAATTCTTAAATTGATTGAAGAATCATTTGGTGAATTAATGGAAGAGGCAAATCCGTATAAATGGAAGCCTGTTTCCCCTGCAACTTTTTTGACAGACCCATACTACCTTGGTAAGAATCCAGACACCGGGATTGGTGTTTGTGAAACATTACATGAACAGTTGTTTAAAGACTTCTGTGAATTACATTCTGAAGATGCTGAATACAATGAAGCTATATTAACCGGTGGTATTGGTTGGGGAAAATCATTTTTTATGGAAATTTCCCTGTTGTGGCAACTCTATTTATTGTCGTGTTTAAAGCATCCACAAAAGTATTTTGAACTAGCATCAAATACAAAAATAACTGTAATGATTATATCTATTACAGAAAAACAAGGTAAGAAGAATATGTTTTCTGGTGTAAAAGAAGCACTAAAAATTATTCCTTACTTTAAAGAAAATTTCCAATTTGACGATAAGCGTGCCGCAGATTCGCTATTATTCCCAAATAACATCGAATTAATGAGTGCAACATCATCACATTCATCTACAATCGGTTTGAATATTTATGCTGCTGCACTTGACGAAGCTAACTTCTTTAAAAAGGTAGCCAACTCAAAGCGTGCTCAAGATGCTGGTGAAATTTTTGATGAAGCTCTTGTTCTTTACCAGAGTGTTCGTAGAAGATTGGATGCTCGTTTCTTGAAAAAAGGACACAGGCCCGGAATATTCTACATAGGTTCATCAAAAGTTTACCCGAATGACTTCACAACAGAACGCATTAACAAAGCAATGGAGCTTGAAAAAGAAACAGGTAAGAAACAATGCTTTGTTATGGATTATAATCTCTGGAAAGTCAATAGGGAACGATATTCGAAGGATGAATTTAGAGTAGAAATTGGTGGTCTTAATAGACGTAGCCGTATTCTTGAAGAATGGGATCATGATATTGTTGGTGAAGTTATCCATGTGCCAATGGATTTTTTCGACAAATTCAAAAACGACATTGACAATGCGATACGAGATATTGCCGGTATTGGTATATACACTGTTCAGCCGTTTATAGGAAACAAAGAATATATTGGTAAAATGTTTGATGCTGGTAATATAATGGGTCTTGAACGCATTTTCAGTGTAGATGAAGCAACATTATCACCAAAACCGGAACACATGGCGATTGAGCATTTATTAAATGTACCAATAAAAAATCCTGGTAAAATAAGATACATCGGAATAGATATTGGTTTAAAGAAAGACAAGTTGGGTTTTTGTTGTGGTTATATTGATTCTATGGAAGAAGTATATAGAGAATATTTTGATGCAGAAACACAAACTTTAAAAACGTATAAGGATAAGATGCCTCGATGTGTTATCGAAATGTTATTAACAGTTAAAAAAGAAGAAGAGTTTGGCGAAGTAGAATTGGCAAGAGTTAGATATCTAATATTTCAAATGATAAAAAAGGGTTACAAGATCAGATTAGCATCTATGGATGGATTTCAATCAGCAGATTTTATGCAAATACTTAAAAGAAATAAAATTGAAGCATCATATATATCAATGGATAAAACAACTGAGCCATATGAAACATTCAGAACTGCTCTATATGAAGAGAGGATTTCATCTATATATAATCCTTTATTAGAGTTAGAGTTGAATGAACTTGAAAGAGACTATGTTAAAGGAAAAATTGATCATAATGTAAGGTCTAGTAAGGATTTGAGTGATGCCGTTGGACAAATCATCTATAATATGCATGTAAATCCAATGTGTGGTGAAAGTCCTATGTTCCCTGTTGCGTTACACAATAGTTCTGATATATCATCTAGGGAAACACTTGAAGATACTCTTGAAAATTTCAATAAATGGGTAATGAAAGGTTAATAACCATGTCAATATTCGACTGGCTTTTTGGTAATAAAGAACAAGAAATTGAACAACGGGTACGTGCGGAAATGATTGAAAAATTCAATCAACAGATTGCTACACCAAAAACACAGACAGATGATGTTGACACAACATTTAATTGGGAAAATTACATTGAAACCAAACTGGATAGAAATGCTTCTGATAAGCGGAAGTATCTGGATTATGACCTGATGGATGAAGAAGTACCAGAAATGTCATCTGCTCTTGATGTAAATGCAGACTTTGTTGTTTATCCAAGTGATACATCAAAAACAGAAATATTTAAAGTTATACATCATCGTTCAACAATCCAGAAGAAAATAGACGACATTGCGGCTAGAACAAACATGCAGCAAGAATTTTATACAATGGTTAGAAATGCGTTGAAGTATGGTGATAATTTTGAAGAATTGATTTTTAGTAAAGACAGGAAAAAAGTTCTTGGGTTTAGACATATTTCTGTAAGAACAATGGTTCCAAATGTTAAAAATGGTGACTTTTTATCACCAGCATATTTACAAGTAAATGATGTTGGTAAAACGATGGCAGAATTGAACCAAGATGAGGTTTTCCATTTGTGTTTGGCGTTGGATAGAAACAAATATGTTAAATATAGAAAAGGTGTTTCTATGCTCCAATTTGCCAGATTGTCTTACAGACAATTGAGATTGATGGAAGAAGGTCTTATGATTACAAGACTTTCAAGGGCAAATCAACATTATGCTATTGTTGTAGATGTTGGTAATTTCGAAGGAGATGAGGCTCTTGATTTTGTCGATAAATATAAAAAGAAAATATTCAGAAGAAAATACATAGACCAACGCACAGGTAATTGGTCTTGGGAGTATAATCCACTTTCTGTAATAGAAGACATTGTTGTGCCTACCAGACAGGGTTCTGGTGCAAATGTTATCCCATTGAATAATGCGAATATGGCTGGTAAAAATATTGAAGATATCAGCTATTTCCAAGATAAAATGATTTATTCAACCCATACTCCAAAAATAATCATTGGCAAAGAAACAGATGTCAATTCGAAATCAACATCAGAGACACAGATGATTGCTTATCTGAGAAAGATCAGACGATTCCAGTCTATCTTTGAACCACAGATCAAAGGATTCTATGTTAATGCTCTTGCCGTTGAGGGAGTGTCTATTAAGCCAGAAGATTTAAAAATTTCTTGGCCGATTTCGAATTTTATTGATGAAGAGCGTCGATGGAGAATTGAAAAGCTCAAGTTGGATTGCGCCTCGATGTGGTCAGAACTTGGGCTTGCAGATGATCTGTTTATATACACAGCTATTCTTGGAATGACGGAAGATGAAGCAATTGCATTACAACAAAGACTTGATGATATTGAACAGAGATACCAAGACGAAATAGATTCAATGTTGACAACGGCTGCTGATGAAAGTGATAAAACCGCGTCTGAATTTGAAAAAGGCGAAGATGAAACCGATGATAATTCAGATGAAGAAAAAGAAGGAAGAAACGCAACAAAAGAAGAATTGTTGGGTTTTATGCGTAAAAAGCTTGGCGAAGCTAAATTCAAAAAATGGGTAAAAGTCCAAGAAATGTTGGATAAAAACCCAGATATGAAACAAACAGTCATTGAATTGATAGAACTTACACAAGCAAAACTTTTTTCATGAAAATAAATGAAGAAAAATTTTCTAAAAGTTTTTTAACACGGAATAATGCCGTGGGTATTACCCACGGCACTTCATATAACGACAAATCCACTATCATAAAAACATTTGCTTCTCAAAAAAAGAGCTACAAAAAAGAGCTATTTAAAAACATGAATGCTCTTATTAGTGGTAAAATAACAGAAGATGAGTTTAATATTTTACAGCAAAAAACGATAAAAAATCATTTTACATCTGCATTTTTGCTTGGTAAAAGATTTAATCAAAACACAGAAACAAAATTAAGCGACAAAGAAAGAAGAATGCTTGTATTTCAGACAACAAAAGAGATGGATTTTATGAAAAGATTTGCCAATGATATTAAAAATAACACTGGCAAAATGAATTACAAACGAAGAATGGATATGTATGCTGGTGGTCTTGATCCTATGTTTAGGTTCGCAGATATAGCATATTTACCAGAAGATATTGAAATTAGATGGGTATTAGGAATAACGGATAAACACTGCTTGGATTGTTTATTTTTTGCTTCTAATAGCCCATATAAGAAAAAAACATTACCAGGAGTTCCTAAAAGTTGTAATAGTTCCTGCCTCAACAACTGCCGTTGTAGTCTTATTTACTACAATGGTGGTGTGAATACAAATTACACCAATTTTATATTGGATAATTACACAGAAGTTAGAAACAATATACCAACATTGGAACAATATAATGTAATGAATGATAAAATGTTGGCTTATTATCAGACGAGACTTCGGTATGAGGTTAATGGTATTTCTGATTACATGGACAATGCTACCGCAATAAAAGCAGAATTAATGCTATTTATAAAAGAGAATGATTTGGCTGTAAAAGTCGATCTTCTTGTTGCTGATGCTCTTAATGATGTCAAACGGTTTAAAAAAAATACAAGATTTGAATTCATTGAAAACACCCGGAATATAAAACAAGGAACATTTGTTTCAACTTTTATTGGTAATAAACAAGTTTATGCTAAAGTAAGTTCTGTTGTAGGTTCACGTATTGTTGTTGACACATTATTTGAAAAAGGGATAATATTAGATACAACATCTGATGTAATTTTTAAGGAAATTGATGATGTCAATTAAAGACGAATTTCTTGAGTATTCAAAAGGGATAAAACTTGCTGGTTCTAAGTACCTTCAAAGAATTGGCACTCCTGGTAATTATATTTACATTTATCCTGGTAAAAAAGCATTAACAATGAATAGACGGCTTCGTTCTATTTATTCACGATTTATTACTAAAAGTCGCCGCTTTTTAACACGGATTTCTACAAGATATGAAGCAACAAGCATGAATATTAAACCCAAAAGTTGGAGTCGGTCTATTGTGACACTAACTACAAAACGTGGTGGAACTTTACAAATGAATATAGACCTACAAAAACACGGCATTCATTCTTATCGTGCAGTTAATATGGGTGGTGGTGCTTCTGCAAAATTATCAATGAGTAAAAGAAAGGGCGTTTTGAGGTATAGATAATGTCAAAAATAGACATAGAACAAAGATTAAAAGACGAAGGATTTACAGAAAAGCAAATTAATAAGTTTTTCGACTTTTATAAAACTGCTGTAGAAGAAAACATTCCATATCCATATTATTACGCTTTAGCAAATGTAATAATTTGACAGTAATATTAAAAGTTGATAGAGTGAAGATTGTGAACAATAAAAGGGTATAATTATGAAAAAAGAATTTCTTGAAATACAATGGTTCGATCAAATGAAACTGGATTCTATTGAAGAATCCGGTAAAAAGAAATACATAATTTCAGGGCCATTCACAAGATGCGATTATCCTAATGGTAATAATCGTATTTATCCAAGAGATGTAATGCAGACAGCAATTGATAATTTGAAACCAAAAGTTGCTGCTGGTCGTGTCAGAATGATGGTAGATCATCCAATGTGGGATGCAAGTATGCGTTCTGTTGGTGCTATTGTTACTGAAATTTCTGATGTTGATGCTTCTGGTTATGCTTATTATAAAGCACAGATTGTTGATACAGCAGCAGGTAAAGACCTTAAAGCAATTGTTGATGCTGGTGGGAAACTTGGTGTTTCTACTCGTGGCTATGGAGTCGCAGCGTATGACCAAGAATACAAACCATTTGCTGGTAAATTTGATGTCATTCAAGCAGGATATGAATTGAAGACATTCGATTTCGTGGATGACCCTTCTGTAAGTGATACAGAAGCTTATTGTCAAATAGAATCTAATAGAAGGAGTAACCCGATGAAGAATATTGACGAACTGAAATCGGCATATCCTGAGCTTTTGGAATCATACAAAGCAAGTATTGAGAGCGATCTCAAAAAAGCAATTGATGAAGCCAAGAATCAGGCAGAAACCGAAAAGGTGGCTTTGAATGCTGAAAAAGACGCTTTGGTTGAATCAAACAAGAAATTGTCTGAAACAGTAAAAGCTCTTTCTGAATCTATCAAAACTGTTTGCCCTGAACTGTTTACAGTTGTTGAAGAAAGCAAGCTTGTGGAAGAAGCAAATTCAGCCAAAGAAAAGTCTGATAAGGAATTGGCAGAAGCTACAGCTGAAATCGCAAAACTGAAAGAAGAGATTCAGGGTATTAAAGCAAGTGCTGTTAAAGATGCGCGGGATGCTCAAATTAAACAGCTTGAAGCTACTAACCCGGAAATGTTCAAACTGAAATCTTTTGAAAACATGTTTGAAAACTGTGTAACAGTTGATGAAGTAAACAGTGTTTTTGAAAAGAATCATGAACTCTACAAACAGATTAAGGCCGAAGCTGTTGAACCAGCTCCAACCAAATCAAAAGTAGAAGATTCAAAACCGGAATCAACACCAGATAATGGTGGTCTTACAGAAGCTCAATTCGCTGACTATCAGGCCAGAAATAGACAGAGAAAATTGAGCGGTATGTCTGATATGTCAATCGAATCTTACAAAAAGAACTTCGTGAAAAACTAAGGAGTGAACCAATGAGAACCGTATCTTTCCTTGAACGTAATGAAAAACTTCATTCACGTTTTGGTCATCTTACTGAGGGTGTAGTAAGTGCCGTAACTGGTAAAGCCCTTAGTGAACACGATCAGAACAAAATGCAAATCCTGATGGACAACCTGATGAAAGATCAGTGTGCTCAGGAGCGCGTAGAATACGAATCAGTTGATATCGCCAAGCTTTCTGAACAGACTGCTACTGGTAATATCGCGTTCGTAGTTCGCAATGACCTTGCCATGATTAACAAGGTTTTCCCCAACATGATCGCAAAGGAAATCTGTTCGATTCAGCCGATTCCTCAGCCGAACGCAAAGATTTTCTACACAGACATGAAAAAAGTGACCGATGATACTTCATTGTCAACAAATATTCATGGCAACAGAACCTTTTCGAACAATGTTGAATACGATCCATCTTCACCGACAGCCATTCAAGATATCTACTTCGAAATCACTTCTGATGACGTTGTAGCTGTTGAGAAGAAGCTGAAAGCCCATGCAACTGTCGAAGTCTCTCAGGACTTGATGGCTTATCATGGCAAAGACGTTGAAAGTATTCTCAGTAATGGCCTTTCTGCCCAGATCGCACGCGAATGGGATAGAACCATTATTCAGAACATGATCGACGCCGCTACTGGTGGTGCTGCAACATTCAGCAAAACTGAACCCTCTGGCCTCAGCTATCAGGATCGCAAGTACTGGATGGAAACCTTGTATGAAAAGATGATTGACGTTGACAACGCAATCTTCAAGAAACGCTATCGCAGAACGAATTTCGCCGTTGTTGGTGCTGACGAAGCCGCTTTCATCGAAAAGATGTCTGGTTTCAGAGCCGATGCAACCGATATCGCAATGCAGCAGGTAGCAACCGGTGGCAGGTATTTCATGGGAACTCTCAACAACAGATGGAAAATCTATGTTGACCCATTCCTTACTGGCAAAATCCTCATGGGTTATAACAACCCCGCTCAGTGGGAAGAAACTGCTTATGTTTTCGCGCCATACATTCTCTCTTATTTCTCACCGTGGTTCATCGACCCGAACACTATGAGAAAAACCAGAGCAATTCTGTCTCGCGCTGCTTACAAAGCTGTCATCACTGACCTGCTTGGTGTTGTGACTGTTACTGAATCCTAACCGTGACCTATAAATGGGGGCCAGAGATGGCCCCCATTTTGGTATTAGGAATGAAAAAATTTATAAAAATAAAATATACAGATGGTTATGAGCGTATAAGAAAAATTATACCTCAACATGATTTTACATACGAATTTAAACGAGATGAATGGGTCGATGTTCCTTTAAACATTGCGCTAATTTTATTAAAGGATCATCATTTTATTTCAGAAGAAGACATGTTGTTTAGTCCAACAATATTTAATGCTGCTGGTTTAAATATCGGTATTAAAAGATTTGGCGCATTTGGTGATTTAATTCAACTAATTCCAATAATTAAACATCTTCGCAAAATTAGCAATAATAAATACACATTAATAACAAATAAATCTTATGTAAATGATATGAAAGATTTTGGAATTTTTCATGATGTTATTGTTTCTGGTTCTGATTTATCAAAATTCGACAAGGTAATTTACTTGGATGGTGTCGCAGAAAAAGATCATAGCTTAACAAACCATCAGCGATTCATGCACAGAGTAAAAATATTTGAAGAATTTTTAAATATATGTGTTTCTGAATATGATTTTGATGTTAAAATAAATGAATCAGAACGAAAAATTGTTTATGAGGTACTAAACAATGCAATTGCATTACAACAAAACAAAGATAACTCAATTAATATACAGAACGGGAACAGTTTACCCAACGGCGATAAACCCAAAAATGATTGTCAATTTAAGTGGATACAAGGATTATCTGAAACAAGATTTTGACGAGTTTAATCTTGAACTTATTCGTAATACAAAAAGAATAACAATCCATCGAGAATATGCTCTTGGTGATTTAATACAAGTTATTGCAGCGGCAAGATTAATAAAGAAAAGATACAATATTGGAGATATTTGGATTATTACAAATGAAAGATTTGTAGATGATTTGAATTTTTGTTTTTCTGATATAAAATTCATGACAAATGAAGTATTAATACATTCTTCGTTAGATTTTGGGTTCACTTTTACAATTGATGGTATTCTTGAAAGAGATCATAGTTTACAAAACAAAGAAAATCATAAACATAGAATTGAAATTCTTTTAAACTATTTTAATATAACAGAATTTGATAAATCAGAATTGGATTGGTCATTAAAGATGAAGAGTAATGTTGTTGTACCTGAATTAAAACATGATAAAAAAATAATAGGGTTTCAATTGCGTGGTTCTGGGTATATGAAAACACTTCCGATGTCGATGGTCAAAGATATTATCCATGAATTGTCGAAAAATTATTATGTAGCTTTAATTGATCAAGATAAGGAAAAAGGATTTGAAGGAACAAATATATTGAATCTGTGTGGTAAATTAAAAACACCACAGGTTATTGAATTGTTAAGGCATTGTGATTTGTGTTTTACTATGGATTCTGGTGTATTGTGGATGGCACATGTTGCAAATTGTCCTACTATAACATTTCTTGGTTCTACAAGAGAAGAAGAAAGAATAACTCTTCATCCACAATATCCAGACAAAGCAAAAGCGATTGATTTAACAAAGTATGTTGGTTGTGAACCTTGTTTTGAAACTCGTGTAAGGTGCAAGGGAGCTATAAATTGCATGAACAAGGTTAATTATGATATGATAAAAGACGAAATGCTTGAAAAAGTAAAATCTATTCTAGGAGAATAAACAAATGGCAAGACCGAGGAAGAATTTTAATAAAACCGAAAAACCTTCTGTTGATACACAAAGAGGAACAGAACGTTCAGAACCTTTTGTAAAAGATGAAATAATTCCAATTCCATCAGAAGATGTTGTCGGTAATACAGGAGTCGATGACACTGGACTTAATGATGTAGATGTAGCTGGTTCTGTTATTGAACCAGAATCAATCGTTCCAGATTCAGAAGTTACAGAAGAAATGAAACAGGAAGAACCGATTAATACTCCAGAAAAAGCCGTTCCTGTCGTTGAACATGGAAAAACATTTGATGAACGAATTGGTAAATGTTCATTGTTTTTTAATAAAGAATATTTTGATAGGGTTGCCAAAAGTGGATGTGACTATAAAGCATTTGGTGACTGGCAGAAAGGCTATTGTGGTCTTCTGGATCGTGTGTTTGGTGTTCGTGGCAAAGAAGTTCTCGATGTTGGTTCTGCTTATGGTGCTATTGGTAATGGATTTAAGCAACTTGGAGCAAAAAAAGTAACATGTGTTGATATTTCCAAAACGGTTATTGACGCAAAAACGTTTGATGGTGTTGAATATGTTCTTGCTCCGATTCAGAAGATGAAAGAAGTTGCTAATGCATCAAAAGACCTGATCCATGCATCATATATCATGAACAGTGTCGATGTAGATCAATTGGAAATGGCTTTTGTTGAAATGAAGCGGGTTCTTGCTCCAAAAGGTAAGATATTCATTATCATGAATTTTGGTCGTGATAACAAGATTGGTGACTTTGATACTCGTCACAGCAAAGAAACTATTCTTAAAGCAGCGATGAGTGTTGGTTTAAAAGAAGTGACCGATATTGTCAACCAATTAAGAAAAGTTGATGATGCTCGATATGAATTTATCAGTAATTACAATTGGGGTATTGTTTGTTTTGAATAATTAAATCTGTGGGGTGGTGCAAACCACCCCACATAACTCTACGGAGGTAATGTCGTGGATATTTATCAAATAAAAGAAATATTAACAGATCGCTATGGCATGAGCGAAGAAAATACACCATTGTTGGATGACATGATTCGTAGAGCAACAAATACAATATCAGAATTATTTCCAATGCTTGAAAGTGGTAGTTTTGTTACAGAAAAAAATGTTACAAGATACACGATAAATATTTCTAGTGATATATTAATAAAAATCAAAGAAGTATTTTATAATTCTCCAGCAACAACAAGTGTTTTCAATGATCCAGATATTCCAGTTGAGGGATTCCCACATGGAATGTCTTTGTCGCAAAGATTCACCGATGTATTTGAACATGAAACACGAAGGACATTAAAGCCAATTGATGCTCGTATTGTAAATAATAACCAAGTTGATTTGATACCAACACCACAAGACGTAAGAACTATTTATTATGAATATGAACGTTACAGAACAATTGATGAAATACCTCAATTTTTAGAGGAAGAATTTTTCGCATTGGTTATGTATTTCAGTAATGATATTTCTTACCAAAAATCAAGACGCGAAAATAATGGTGATGTGTTTGCTTTTGATCGGCGTGGTAATACTAAAGAAAAAAGTGTCGATGTAAAAACAGATGTAGAATCACGTAAAGCAGAATTTGATATGATCAAGAAAGATATCAAAGCGAAGGTGATGAAACTTGGCCAATAGACATGGTTTCTTCGAATTTCGAATCGATGGTTTGGTATTTGTAAATCAATTAATTTCTTTTCTTAAAAGTAAAGAAAAGGAAGCTCTTCGTGTCTTAAAGGGAGTTAATGCAACAAACATTAATCGCAAAATTAAAAAATCGGTTATAATGGCGGCAGCACCACAAGACCTAGATATGACCACATTTATGAAGGATAAAGTTCTTGGTGGTTTTAAAGTTCGCCAAACATCTGTTGGTAAAGATCACAAATTCTTCAATTTAAGTCATCCATATATTACAGGGCGTGGAGCAACTAGGTTGATTACAAAATCAAGCGTAAGAACAAAAAATGTATGGTCGATTACATATGGGGGTATGATGAACATACTTATGTATGGAAGAGATGCATACAATATACCAAATAAAGCAAGAAACACAAGAAAACCTATGATGTGGAAAAACAAACCACATTATGCGAAAAAATCTGGAAAATCTGGTGGGTTTGTACCTCCGGGAAAGATTTTAAGAATCCCTCATTATGTGGGTGTTGATTATTTGGAAGTTGCTTCGGCTGAAGTTGAACAATGGTTCCAACAAATACAAGAAAAATTTATGAGCAAAGGATTTAATACAATTAACCTCTGATTGTTAATTATAATAAATGGAGTAAAAAATGAGTTTAGCAAAAAAAGAACTTATATTACAAGCAATTGAAAATACAATGAAATCTATTAAAAAGACCAATGAGTCTATTTGTGGTAATTATTACAAAACAGACGTTGGTTACGTTGATAGACAATATATTAACATTGAAGAAGAAGATGTTTTTAGTAAACCAAATAATTGGGTAATTATAAACAACGAAGGTGAAGAGTTTAATCTTCTTCCGGGGGGGAATTGTGAGAATACTCTTTTTGTACAGATTGTTGGTTTTGTAAAAGCTTCTAAAGAGGAACCTAACCTTGACAGCCTTATGAATAACTTGCAACAGGATATTATTGTTGCTATGATGAAAGATGTTACATTACAGAATACTTGCGACTTCCTTAAACCAATAAGGATTCAAACGGTTTCTGAAATGATTTACCCACACGGTGGGTTTGTAATAACATTCGACATCACCTATACCTTTATGAAGACTGAATTTTAATAAGGAGTAACGAATATGAGAGCAACTGGTGCTAAAAGTGCAATTGTGGCTACTCAGGAAGCTTCGTGGGGGGTTCTTAATCCATCACCCGCTTCCGTAATTGGTTTTTATGTACGCTCTTTTAACTTGGGCGGTAGTAAAAACACATTCCAATCAGAAACCATTAACCAACACCGCGCAATTGTCGGTCTTGCAGACGGCAATAAAGCAGTTCAGGGTAATATGGTAACAGACCTTTTGCCAGAAGGTCTTGAAATTCTGCTTCGGCATTTGCTTGGCAAAGGAACTGTAGCAACAACTGGTTCTGGCCCATATACCCATGTTTTAAAGGGTTCACCGGAAACTCTTGAGGGGCTTTCTTTCCAGAAAAGTTTCACCAACATTGACAAACATTTCTTGTATACTGGATCACATATCAATAGCATGGCTATTGATATCGTTCAAGAAGGTTTTCATGGTGTAACGTGGGATTTCATCGGCAAAGGTGAATCAATTCACGCAACCGAACAGATTGCTATTTCATCTGGTGTTTTCCCGACAAAGAACGGTTATAACGGCTATCAGGCATCAATTCAGATTGATACTGGTAGTGGCTATTCAGCTCTGGGTCGCGTTGTGTCTGGTTCACTCAATATAGCCAACAACGTAGAAACTGATGGTTATGTTCTGGGTTCAGATGAACGTGCTTCATGTGAATATGGTACTCGTGAATGTTCTGGTGGCTTTTCAATGTTTTTCGAAGATACTGTTCTTTATGAACTGTATGCTACTGGTACAGAATGTGCATTGAAATATATCTTCGCAAATGCATTGACTGGTGATAGCATCACATTCGCATTTCCGAAGGTAAAACTCGCTGGTACTTCTCCTGAAATCGCTGCTGCTACTGGTGTTAACCTTGACTTCACATTCCAAGCTCGTATTGACCCAGGTACAAGCACGGACGTTGAAGTAACAATCGTTAACTCACTCGCCTCAATCGAATTGCAGGCCGATGAGTAATCTTTTTTAACTAATTGATTGACAAATAGTTGAATTTCGGGCATTATGAATATGTCTGAAATTCAACTATTTTAATTTTTAGGAGATTAATACATGCGTCTTTCTGATGTAGCTGTTAAAAACAACGTAGTTCCGGTTCTTTATGATGATACATTCAAAGTATCATTTGATCTCATGTTCCTTCCAAAACGAGAATTGCAGAAAATTACATCTGCAAATACTCGAATGAAACCAAATCCGAAAACCCACGTAATGGAAGAAAGTCTTGATGCAGATGCAGTCAGAAAAGAAATCTGTCAAATGTGTGTTAAGGGCTGGAAAAACATTACATACAAATGGCTTGCCAACCACATCAACATCGACCTCACCAAAGTTAACCCCGATGAAGAACTGCCATTCTCACAGGACAATCTGGCCGATCTTATGGATATGATGTATGGTCTTGATGGTTGGATTTTCGATGCAGTGAAAACTGCTGCTAATTTCAAGGATGAGCAGGTAAAAGCCGAAGAAAAAAACTGATTGATTTTGTAGAGTGGATTTTTACACCAAATCGTGGCTCTTGTAGAGACTGTGAAGAGCATTATGATTTTAAGTATAAAACAAAACCACCCTGCAAATATACAAATAAGTGCCCATTCGGTAAGCCTACACTAACATCGAGAAATAGTTGGATATTTGACTTATATCAGCGATGTGCTGGTCAACAGATCGTCGCTGGTATGGGTCAACCAATTGGAGTCATGTTCAGTTCTATAGCTGTAATGATGGATATTTATGGAATAAATGATCCAGAAGAACGAGTTGAAGTGTTTGAAAAGATACAGATAATAGATCATATCAGATTAAAACACAGCAATAATTCTGAAACTATCGGTAAAAGAACTGTGCAAAAGCGTTGACACATGATAAACTACATGTTAATGTGATATGTAGAGTCATTTGTTTGATAGCTACAAACGACAGTACATAACAAATGTACTGTCGTTTTTCAATTTTTAGGAGTTAGAAGATGAATCAATCGAAAGTAATGTCACTTAAAGCAAAGCTTGAAGTTGATCTTAATTCAATTAAGCGCATTGAAACTGAATTGAAGAAACTTTCTGATTCATTTAAAAAATTTGAACTTGATGTACGTACAAATACTGCTGGTTTGGATAAAACAATTCAACAAGCATTCTTTGGTAAAAGAGGAACAGATAGAAGCACAATTAAAACATTTTTCAAAAATCAGTTTAAGATGATTGTTGATGCTTTTACATCTGAGATAAGAAACGCTTCGGCACAAATGGTAAATAACGCCAGTCAGATGAGTAATGAAACAACAAATACTCTTGCTGGTATTATTGCTGCTCAACAAAAGAAGATTGATGAGCTTTCTAAAAAAACAGTAAAAAGAACAAAAACCAAAAAAACACCACAAATGCAGGATTTATATGATGCAGTTCGTTCTGAACAGAATTTGTATAAATATCTTAAAAAAAGCCAAGGTGTATTGAGCGATGATGACAAGGCATTTCGTAAATATATTAAGGAATGGCAAAAACAACAAGATATTTACGACAAGATGGTTAAAAAAGATCAAATTCTCAGAGCCAAAGCCAAAGGAAATGCTTTGTATGGCGATGTCTTGGCAGAACAAAAAACATATAAACAAACAAAACTGGCAGAAAAAGCAGCTATTCGTCTAGGAATAGAAAATAAATATTCAGATATTCTTACAGAACAAAAGCTGAATAAACAGTTGAGTGATGAAAAGAAAAAATATTGGAGCGAAGTTGTTTCAAGAGAAACAAATGCTGCAAGAATATCAAGAAATCTTGATGAAAAGGAATATAAAAGAAAATTAGCTCAGGAAAAAGCTATCACAAAACAACACGGCGAAGAGCTTTATGCTCAGGTTCAACTTGAGCAAAAGATGTACGCTGAGAAAAAACGGTTACAAGAAGCTCAGTTAAACGATGCAAAAGCTTATTTAAAGAATCTGATGACCAGTGGGCCACTTGCACAATACATTGAACAGATAAAAGAATCACCATTAAAAAGCTTAACGACTGGAATTGCTGATGGAGTTAAAGGCATAATCGGTGCTCTTACATCGGTTTATGAAAAATTTAAAATGCTATTTAAGCTCATCGCAACTGGTGGTGCGTTAGCTGTAGGTTCTTTTTTAGGTATTGGTGCTGTTGTTCAAAAACTCGCATCTGGTGTTTTATTTGCGACAGAAAAAATGCGTGGATATCAAATAGCATTATTTGGTATGATGAAAACACAAGATGGTGTCAATAAACTCATGGAAAAGGCGTTTAAAGTTACTAAAAACCTGCCTATTTCTTATGAACAAGTTTATCAGAGTACAAAAGCATTTACTCTCATTGGCCCTGTTCGTGACATGTTGAAAAACGTTGGCGAAACAGAAACCGTCCTTAAACGCATGTATTCAATAACGATGGCATTGTCACAAATAGAACCAGAATGGGGTCTTGCTGGTGCTCAATTCTCATTGCGCGAAGCATTATCTGGTGACTTGAGATCGTTACAACGAAGATTTGAAATACCTGTTAACTTAATTTATTCAAAAGATGGTCGTTCATTAAGACAATTAAAGAATGACCCAGAAGCTATGTCAGAAGCATTGTCTGATTATTTCAAAGAGTTTTACAATGAAGAAACTCTTGGTATGGCCGCTAATCAATTTGGTGCCATTATCAGTAAAATTGAAGGTATTTGGTTTAATTTCCAGAGTGCTATTGGTAACGCTGGCTTCTATGATCTGTTTGTTGGTAAATTAAAAGAAGTTCGTGACCAACTTGATGCATTTACAGAAACACTTGAATTTAAAGATGTTACCAATAAGATTTCAAATGCTCTTGGTTCATCTTTAAACAGCATATTATCGGTCGTTGAAAAGCTGACAATTTCGTTTGGTAAATTAATGGGTATAAATGTAGAATCATCAAATGCTTTCCAGATAGCTGCTGATGTTATTGAAAAATTTGCTGCTGTTTTAAGAATAATAGACAGATATGTATCAGAAACAGATATTTTTGGTATGTTAAACAGTGGTTTGCAGAAAACAAAACAGCTTGTTTATGATGTTGCATCTTATGGTGTAAAAGTGTTTAAAACTATTGCCAGAGATGTAGATATGTTGATAACTGGCCTTGAAAAGTTACCAAATATTTTTGGTTTCTTAACAGAAAATACAGGACGTGGTTTGTTCTATTTGTGGCTTTTTGGGCCACAAAATATAATGCAAACGATTAGTGGATTTTCTACTGCCGTTATAGCAACATTCGCAACAATTGGTACATTATTTCAGGGATTAACGGCTGCTGTTGTTGTATTCAAGAATACTTGGGTAGCTGCATGGTTAGCTCCATTTGCAAAAATAATTGCAATAATTACTGCAATATTAAATGCCGATAAAATAGTGAAACTAAATGAGACATTATTTAAGGCTTTTAAATCTATGTTTAGTGTTTTGTTTGATTGGCTCGGTACTAAATTAGAAAATCTTCTTAAAAATATTGTAAATAATGTTATTGATCAATTTCCAAAATTAAAAGAATGGCTGAATCCAGCATCAGCAAAAGCCGACGAACGTAAAAAACTTGTAAATAAATTACAATATGAAGAACAGAGATATAAAATAGAAGAAGAAAAAGTAACTGTTCATGGAGAAACAGGAAGAGATAAAATACGTGGATATAGAATTCTTGATGTACAAGCTGCAAGAAGAGAGCTTAAACTATTTGATGAAAAAAATCCAGATATCGCAAAATTATCATCATCAAATGCTTTTGAAATAAAAAAAGAAAAAGATGCATTGGATGCATTTGAATTATCTATTGCTGCATTTGCAAGTGAATTAGAAAAAGCATATCCAAGTTTTAAAAAGTTACATGGTGGTTTAAATTCTTTGATTTCTACTGGAGAAGAATTTTACAAAACAATAAATTTATTATTGGTTCCAGCTATCAGTGATTCAGAAAAAGCTCTTTTCGCTGCAAGAAAAGGTGATCCGATAATGCGTCGTGGTGATGATGCAATTAAGAACATCAATGAAGGGGCAAAGATAGCCGGTGCTTCATTGCTTAATGTTTTTAAAATGGCTGGCTTTGGTGTAGGTGTTACAAGTGGTTGGCGAGATGATGCCAAAAAAGGTAGTCAACATAATGTTTCTGGTCAAAGTTATGCAATTGATTACCAACCATCTATTGGTGGTAAATTAATAACAAGTGCTGCCGATGTAAAAACACCACAATTTGAATCTTTAGTTGCTGCATTACAAGCAAATGAAAACATAGCGAAAGTTATTCTTGAATACAAGGACAAATCAATATTTGGTGATAAATACAAAGATATGTCAGAAAATATGAAAACTGCTGACAAGGGAGCGGTTATTCATGTCGAATTTAAGAAAGATTTGGAAAAAACAGAAGCAGGAATGATTGGATTGCTTAGTTCTATTGGTAATAGTAGTGCTGAACTTATGCGAATCCAACAAATTGCTGCCGATGAACTTGCTAAAGTTAGTCCACAATTACCACAAAAGGATTTCTTGAAACAACCATTCCAACGAGCTACAGAATATGTTTCGAATGTTTATCTCCCGATGATGAACTATGCAAAAGAGGATTACAAACAAATCACAGATGTATTATCAGAAATACATGGTGATAATGTTACACAATCTCTTTATAAAGGTATGGAAGATGATGGCATGGCAAAAGCTGGCCCTCGTGTAATTGATAAAATCAAAAAAGAATTCGCCAATTACCGCCAGAATTTTAAACAGTATGTAGAACAAGCTGGTGGCGAAATGAATTTAACAATCGAAGTTATTGGTAGAGAAATGCAACAATTTCTCAAAACCGATAATGCCGATGTTATGACAAATCCGATCAAGATCATCACTGGTAATCCTCTTGAAAGCTTCATGAGAAGAACGTCAAACGCGGTTAGCGAAGTTTTTGCACTTATGAATTTTGATGAAATATCAAAATCCATCGAAGCTAAAACATTAGAAAAACAGGAAATGTTTGATGCTGCTCTTTGGAAAGATGTTGTAGAAAAGAAATCATATGAATTTATTGATATTCTTGGTAACGACATTGATGCAATCAGACGCAATATCTACATAAAAATGGTTCAAGAATCTGGTGCTAAAATAGCATATGGTTCTAACTTTGATACAAAATCACGCGCTGAATTCGATAACGTAATGGCTGAAATTACTTCGAGAATGAGACTTGACCCAAAACTATCATTCGCAGAAGCAATGAGTAAAGTTGAAATAAATAACAGCAAGATCAAAGAAGCTGTTATTCAAACTAAGAATTTTGCTGATAATATCAACGCCGCAACTGGTGCATACAAGGCACAAAGAACAGTTATCGAAAATAACATTAATGCACTTAAACGTGTTGGTAGCATAATGGAATTGAACGCCAGAAAAGCAGAATTCATGGGCGACAAAGAAACTCGTTCTGAATTTTATGCCACGAATAAACGATTCCTAGGTGAAGGTCAATACATAAGCGGTGGTAATGCATTTTCTTCTGGTCTTGAAGAAGGTGTAAATAACTTCTTGACATCATTCCAAAATATCAATAATGGTGCTGTTGAACTTGTTGATAGCATGAGAAGCAACTTTGAAAATGGTTTCTTCGATGTAATGAATGGTAGACTTGAAGGACTTCGTGAAGTATTCAGAAGCGTAGCCGGTGGTATCTTTCAATCTGTTACAAGAATTATTGCACAGATCGCTGCAATAAATGCAACCAAATTGATTCTTGGTATTGATCTGAATACATCTGGTGGTTTTGCACAATCTGGTGGTGGTATTGTTGGAAGCATTGGAAATAAGCTGTTTGGTAGTGCTATTGATAGCTTATTTAGTGGTTCTACTGGTATGGTTGGTGGTGATATTGCGAAGAAAATAGTTGGTAGTGTTGGAACTGGTGGCGCATCATCCGCTATTGGCGGTGCTCTTAACCTTGTTAGTTCTGGCACATCAGCAATTGGTAATATGTTTGGTAATGTTGCTAGTGGCGCAATTGGTGCAAAAGCTGCTGGTGCAAAATCTGGTATCTTTGGTAACTTATCAAAATGGATTAAAGGAAATCCAGTTCCAGCACTTGGGATTGCTGCTGGTCTTACTTTCTTGTCACAACCCGGTCGTTTGTTTGGTGGTACAAAAGATAAAACTGGTAATGAATGGCAAAAATACACTGATGCAAATCAACAAAGGACTGCAATGATTGGTAGACGTGGTTCTGATGCTATAAATTATTATATGGGTGGAAATGACCCACAAATATTACAGAATTATCTGTTTGGTGGTATTGGTTACAACACTTGGACTTCTGGTGGTTTGTTCAGAGGCCCGAAGGAAAAACACGCAGCAACTGATACATCTTCATATATAAAATCTCTTTATGGTTATTATGAACTGTTGATGACTGCTGGTAAAGCACATTACCAGAAAATGAATCAGATCAACAAACTATCGGAAACCAATTCACTTGAAAGTTTAAAACAACAGCAAGTGTTTGATGAACAGAAGTTAACTCTAATCAAAACCGAATATGAACGATATGCTTCTACTTCTTATACCGCTGCTGATAAATGGGATAAGATGGATGAATACAGAAATAATCTGTTAGATCAAGAGTATGCCAATATGCAACTTCAGAACGAAGTTGAAAAGGTTGCCAAAGAAACGAAATATGCCGAAATGCAATATCTCACTTTCATTAAAAGTAATGGTGAAGATGAAATGGCAATGGCAAAAACTAATATTGAAATTCAGAAACTTAAAATAGCTGAATTAACAGAAAATACTCTTGAATGGTATAACGCAAAGATGAGTGTATTGCAGAGTGAAGCTGAATTGGCCAATAGTTTAAAAGAAAGTGCAAAAGCGACACGAAGCACAATTGATTCTGGTGTTAAAGAGATTTACAAATTGGGTAGAAATGGATATAGATCGAGGTTTGTACCAACAGGAATGTGGCATTTGATTGGAACACCAACCGCCGACCCAAAAGCTACAGAATACTCAAATGTTATTAAAAATATTGAAAACATAAAATCTGGTAACTATACCGCAGTTGATTTTGCCAAACTAAGCAAAACAGGAAGCAGACCAACAGAACAATTCAAATGGAAAGAGATAGGAAAATATCAATATCAAGATTTTGGTTTTTGGAGTACGTTTCCAACTCTACCATCTGAATATTTTGATAACCCAGATTATAGACGCACAGAAGAACGAGTCACTTCTGCAACACCAACGTCTAAGAAAATAACACACCCTGGTACTACTTTCACGATTGATGGTAAAACATACAAACAAGGAGATACTATACAGTTCGATAAAGATATCATTGAAACATGGTATAAAAAAGAATATGAAAGCGAAGCATTATATTCTGTTGGTGATCTTGTTAATGTTTCTTTAAAAGAAGCAATGGATTATGTAAAAGAACAACTTGAAAAAGATGCAGAACACTTTATTCAAACATACTCTTTGCAGGTAGAAACCGAAAATATCTACAAAAATATCGGCAACACTCTTGGGAATATTGATAGTTCTATAAATGATAGATACAAATATCTCAAGGCTGTTGATACAAACTATAACGAAGACAAGTTAATGAGTGTTGAGGAGAAAGAAATAGCACAAGCAGAACTCGGTGTTGATATTGCTAATTTCTACTCGGATTTGAGTAACAACATTTCTCAATGGTTGGCAGAAGGTCTGTTGAGTGTTGATGATATATCTATTGATACATTTAAAACAGCCATTTCAAATGGACTTAATGAAGGTGCTGTTGGTATTTACGATAGCATCAGAATTGCAACGCAGAAAACAAAGTTCAAAACAAATGTTGCATCTACACTAAATAATATGGAAAATTTTGATGCTTTTAGAACTGTAATGTCTGGTGAAGGTGCTGATGCTTTCAGGTCGATTATGGGTCTTGAAAAATACCAAGAAGCGTTTGAAGATACTCGCAGTGTTTTGAAAACAGGAACCACGTGGACACCATATACATATAGAACTCGTGGATTATTTAGTGGTGGTAAGACTAGAACTGGTATGATGCAATCATCATACGATTATTGGGTACAGGAAAAATTCACCAACTACAGAGAAGTTGACCCATTGGAAAAAATGCTTAACCAATACACAGACCCATATGAATTCTATTTTGAAACTATGAAAAATCAGATTCAGACTAGAATTGATAACTCAGCAAAAGATTCTGATGATTGGTTTGCAGCACAGAGTGATATGTTTAATCTGATGATTGACAATGCTATCAAAATGAAGGAAAAGGCAGAAGAATTCAATCGCTCTATGGAAGATATGTTTGGTAAAATCGAGGAAACCATGCGTATGAGAATCGCAGAAGAACGTGAAACTTCTAAGGGTGATGTTTATTTCATTGACGCTGGTGCTACAAGAAATAGCCAGAAGATGCTCGATGATATGCTTGCCAAAGTTCAGACAAATGACCCACAGGCCAGATTGTTGATTGAAGAATTCCGTAAAAAGATGATGGGAATAGGTAGGTAATAAAAATGAAACAAATCATAACATACAGACCTTCTAGTTCAGCAGATACAGGAGTTTCCATATCTGTAACTACAGCAAATGCCAACTTTCCTGCCAGTAATTTGAAAGAAATTCAACCAACAAAGGTCTGGAAAAGTACATCTCTTGTTGAACACACAGTTACATATAACTTTGGTGCATTGGTTGTATATAATGCCGCCTTCATAAATAGAATAAATTTTGCAGAATTCTATTTGGAAAAAAGTTCAAATGGTTCTACATGGACTGAAGTTGAACATGTAACTGGTTTAACAAAAGATGAAATCTATGACGAAAATTACATGCATCGTCTTGTTGATATCACAGGAACATACCAGTATTTGAGAATAAGAATTCCTGCACAAACACCGTTGTTTGATGCATCATCATTCAAGATTGGTAACTTTCTTGTAGGAACATTGGTGCAAATATGGAATCCAAAGGCGGGTTATCGTGTAAATGAGCTTCCAAAAATGGCAATAACCGAATTCAGAAGTGGTTATATTTCAATGGTTAAACTTGGGAAAACACGACGATCATTTACAGGAAACTTTGACAAAATAAATATCACAGAATTCAACAAAATTATAAAGACATACCAACCATTTGTGTTATATAATGAGTTTGATGCTGATAAAACAAGTGTATATCTTGTAAGAAGCGTTAAAGAATATTCAAGAGATTATGCTATGCATAACCTTGTTAATTTCAGTTTCACATTCGAAGAAATCGTTTAAACAGGTGACACGAAATGCTGAGAATACAGGCAACAATCGGGATTACTACATACTATTTTGGTTCAGAAGCACTGGATTATGATAATAGGTACTGGGAACCTCGTATTTCAAACGCATTTCAAATTTCAAGAGCATTTAATGCGTCTGATAAATCTGGTAATAAGATTCGTTCACTTGATGTTTCTCTTGATAATCGAGATGGGTTTTTCAATTCTATTTACGCGGCAGATGGTCTTGTAAATGCAAAATTTACCTTCTTTTTGAATGAAGGTGACAATGTTGTAAAAAAGTTTACTGGTCGTGTAACAAAGATTAGTTCATTTGGCGATGATGTTTCTTTAAATATTCGCGAAGTTGGTTATGAATATTTAAAAGAGAAATTTCCAGATGCACAAATTGCATATGACTATTACTCAAGTTCTGGTATAAATGAAAGCTGGAACGCAATTCCAATTCATTTTGGTACGGTTAATCGCTATCCTACTCCTTGGATAAATCTCTTTGAATCCCACTTCATGATTGGTTCTGGGCCGATTCATGCTGTTAAGAAGATTTACTTTGATAAAACAGTTGTTTATGATTCAAGCACCGGGAAAAATGGTTATAAACCAACACCAGAATCACCAGAAATAAAGTTCAGAATCTTTAAAGGTGGTCGTGTTGGTGTTCCTGATGTTGTCGATGGTATTACATCACCATATCCCGGCTTTGCTTTTATTCAGCTTTATAAAATGGATGGAGCCACAGAAGTTCCAGCAGACCCAGTTAATCCAGATGGTGAAGCCGTTCAAATCTATGTAGATATTGAAGGTATTCAAAATGATTCACAAACAGGGCCAGAAAGAAATCCTGCACAAATTCTTTACCAGATTTTCACAAAACCATACACAGCAGAAGAAGGTTATGGTCTTGGTATTGAAGATGGTGTAGATGCCGATTTTGATTTCACAACAGCAATTTCTGAATGTAATATTCAGGCGTTTAAAATTGACGGTTCTATTGATAATACAACAGAACTTGGTGAATGGGTCGATGAAATCCTTCGTTGTTGTCGTGGTCAACTTTATGAAAATGATGGTAAAATAACTTGTCGCATTGATGCAGCAGCCGCTGCACCAACTATTCACTTTGATGAAACAGGCGAACAGGGGTATGATTGTACAGTTGAAACATGGACTGAGCCAGAAAGAGATGCACAGACAAACCGTGTCAGATTAAGCTATTCATGGAACTTTGAAAACAGTAATTTCAACAAAAAACCAAGTTACAACCAAGAATCACCAATTGGTGATACTAATCTGGTTGACAGTGCATTGGCACTCAAAATAGGTAAATGGAACACAGAAACACTTGAATATAAGCTGATCAAAGACGATACAACAGCACATAAGCTGGCTCAGTACTATCTTAAAAACATTTCAAAACAGCTTATTACAACAAGTTTGACAACCGAAGTAAGCATACCAAACACTGTTTCTGAAGGAACTGTTGTTAAAGTAACCTCTCCAAAATATGGTTGGGTTGAAAAACAGTTTAGAATAACAAATATTTCAAGAGCAGAAGAAAATACTGAAATAGAACTGAAAGAATATGATGCTTCAATTTTCACATTCATCGACCCAGGTACTGGTGCAGAAAGCACTGGTAATAAATACTCTGTTTATAATATTCCAGCTAAACAA